AATTTGGTTGGCCATGTGGTTTCAGTTAAAACTCGGCTACAGATTCTTTGAAATACAAGAATTTGTAGATTCCACTACGTAGAGAGAAACTAGCGCACCTCGACCTATCCAAACCGTGATAGGTTGGCTGGTTTAGCAAAAGGATATCAGAAATGGCAAGTGCTTATCAACCCCGTGCTTTAGTTTATTCAAAGCTAGAGTTTGTGAGCCCTTCCGGTTCTAGTACCTATGACCTAGGCCCGTTCTCTCCTGGCTATGACTCTTGGGTCAAGACAGATACGGTTAAGCGTGTGAAGCCTCGCAATTTGATCGAACCTGGTTCGTTAACACACTGTGGTCCCCATCAACGCCAACGGCTTATAAAAGCGCCGGTAACGGTGGTGTACGGACCAGACCAGTGGGGTGGTAGCGTGATCTATAAGGACATGGATCCGAGCAATTGGGCTACAGTTGGGCAAGCAATAGGTCAACCTGATGTCGATTGGCAGACGGCCTTACGGCTGGCTGTCAAGGACCAAAAGGTGAACCTTGCGGTTGCTATGGCTGAATACCCTCAAGCTCAGAAAATGTTCGTTAACAACGCTACTGCCATTGCAAAAGCTCTACGCGCTCTCAGACGCGGCGACGCTTCAGGTGCTGCGAAAGCACTTGGAGTGAAGCCAAAGCAACTTCGTGGATCCATATCCAACCGTTGGTTGGAACTGCGCTATGGATGGATGCCCCTTCTATCAGACCTTCACGGGTCTGTAGAGGAGCTGAATTCCGGCCTACAGCGTCCTCGGACGCGGAAATTGCATGTTCGGAAAAAGGAGGAAGAGAGGATAAAATCCTCTTATACCATCTATGTTCCTAATGCGACTACCGATACCTTGGATTGCCAGTGGGTCGTTACCGCGAAGGTTGTTGCTTATTTGCAGCAAGATTCACTCGCTGCATGTCGTCTGGGTGTCACTAATCCCTTGATGGTTGCATGGGAGTTGGTCCCGTATTCATTTGTTGTCGATTGGTTAATTCCAATAGGCGACTGGCTTAACAGCCTAGATGCGGGGATTGGTCTCATTAACATCTATGGGACGGTGACTACTAAAGCAAAGATGATCGCGACCCAAACCTTCGGCAGCCAATATTACTTGATAGAGAATTACGTACGGGTCCCCTTTATGGGGTTGCCCAGTCCGCCTCTACCGAGTTACAAGCCGTCGTTGGGAGTAGTTCGTATCGCCAATGCTTTAGCCCTCCTATCTCAGCTAAAAAGATAGGTTCTTCTTGATGTATTTCATACTCCTAAGGAGCACTCTGTGAGTGAAGCAGCAAATACTGCCATCAATGATGGCGCCGACACACCTGTGTCAGTCACGTTCAAGCCCGAGCTTGTCTCGGGCGGGAACGCCACCTTCCGTGATGACCGCCTAGGCGTGAGTACGCTGATGCCTCGCATCAGAAGTATCTCGTCTTTGGCGACGGCCCAACGGCCGACGAACAGGGTCACGTATTCTGTGTCCCTGCCGGTCAAGAAGACGGTGGATGGTACCGACGTGGTGGACTACGTTCTCCGCGCTGAGTGTCAGTTCGTCTTGCCGGAACGATGCACCACTGCAGATCGCAAGAACCTTCTTGCTTACGTCTGCAATGGCCTCAACGTCGAGCCCTTCAAGGCCACGATCGTTGAAGTCAGCCCTATCTGGGGCTAGGCCGTGGACGAAAACGAGGTACCGAGTACGCGCAAGCGCCTCGGGCTCTCGTCACCTCGACGCAGGCGGGATACGTGGTTGCAGTATGCAACCATTGTTACCCTTCTGCTACAGGTGATCGTCGCAGCCTTCCCAGAGACCTGTTCAAATCTTGGCGCCGTTACAAGCGCTTTGAGGGCACAGGTCCTCAGTCAAAGACAACATTGACTGATTAAGTGCTGGCTAGGTATCGCCAGTTTAACCTGGATGGGGGTTACCCCACTTCCTTTTAATCATCCGTGAGGAGATTATACTCAAATGTTTGACATTGAGTGCAAGGCTTACTTGAAACTTTGTGAGTCGTTGGATACGCCAGTTAGTCTGAGCTGCGCGTTGCTTGCCAAGTACGGTGAATGGGACCAGTTAGTTGAGAAATCAACTGACCCTATGCACTACAACAAAGCGAGCGATTTTGCAGACGATTACCTGGCAACATCCGTACTACGTAAGAACCATCGTGTGCCAACTTCTTTCAACCGAAAGAAGAACGCTTACGAGAAGTTCTACGACTCGGAGCGCGTCTGTGCCGAAACAAATACGAGAATCCGCGGATTTGTTGATGGAGCAATATCTGTTCCACCAGAGATTTCCCACGTAATCGAAAGAGCACGTGACATCATCTGGCAAATCCTTGGGCCTCTAACGAGGTCCAAACTTGCTTATGCGGAGTCAAATATGCGTTTTGGTCCAGGAGCCACTACGTCAGTCTCCGGACGTGACGTAACACCTTCAAGAAAATTCACAAGCTCGTTGCATGTGACGCCTCGGTTGTATCCTTACTGGCCCAGTCTTTTACCACGCATGTGGAGGACTGCGATCACTGATATTAAGCTTCAGTGTGCAAGTAAGGTTACATGTGTTCCCAAAGATGCTAAAACTGACCGCATCATTGCTATCGAACCCCATCTGAATATTTATTGTCAGTTGGGGATAGGAGCTTTGGTGCGTAAGCAGTTGAAGAGCTTTGGTGTCAATCTAGATGATCAAACAAGGAATCAAAAGTTAGCGCAGCAGGCCTTAGCAGCCGGCTTAGCAACAATTGACTTATCATCGGCTAGTGATACTGTTAGCCGTGAACTCGTTTGGCTACTCCTTCCATTAGAATGGGCCTGTCTTCTCGATCTGCCGCGTACAGAGTATGCGGTAGTCGAGGGGCAGGAACTTCGATTGGAAAAGTTCTCATCTATGGGGAACGGCTATACGTTTGAGCTGGAGAGTTTGATTTTCTTCAGTTTAGCGATGGCCGCCACCGGTGGACGAGGCGGGGTGAATGCTTACGGGGATGATATTATACTCCCCGCTGCACACGCTCCGGTCTTGATTGATGCACTGAACTTTCTCGGGTTTAGTGTAAACACCCGTAAAACCTTCCTGGCAGGTCGGTTTTATGAATCTTGCGGCATGGATTTCTTCGATGGGCAGAACGTTCGCCCCTTCTTTTGGAAGGGTCAGCGGGACGAGCGGGCTATGGTAATATATAGCTTAGCTAATTCCGTGCGACGGTATGCCCATATGCGCTTAGG